TGGACACCTTCGCCACCTGGGAAGACGTGTTCCTCGACCGTCGAATCGGAGGGTGATCGTGTACCCGGTATCCGATCGCTTCCTGCCTCGCCTCGCAGAGTCGCGCGTCGTAGCGGCCGAGGTGATTCTGATCCGCACAGACGGCACCGTGGTCACGATCCCGCACACGGGCGGGTCGGTATCAGTCGATCGCGGGTCGCTGATTCGCCGGACGTGCACCATCACCACGGCCGACGTCGCGCTCATACCGCGCACCGCCTCTGACGAACTCGCCACCTACGGCGCCCGGCTGCGAATCACGGCAGGCGTCGACTACGGCGACGGCACTCAAGAGCTGGTGCCGCTCGGCACATTCAGGCTCGACGACGTCGACGGCGACCCGGTCTACGGGCCGGTCACCCTCGGCGGCAAGAGCCTCGAATGCATCATCACCGACCACCGGTTCACCGCCCCGTACCGCGCGGCGGGCACCATCGTCAGTTCGATCACCGCGCTCATCACCCGCTCAATACCGGGCGCTGAGATCGTGTCGACGATCGACGACGCGGCCATCGGTCCGCGCACTTGGGACGTCGAGGGCGACCCGTGGGCGGCCGTGCAGGAGATCGCCGCAGCGGGCGCCGCTGAGGTGTCCTGCAACGGCGACGGGGTCTTCGTCATCGCGACCCTGCCCGACGTGGCCACCACCCAGCCCGTCTGGACAGTCGCGGCCGGGGAGGGCGGCGTGTACATCAAGGGCACGCGCGGCATGACTTCGGCTGGCGTCTTCAACGGGGTGCTCGCGCGCGGCGACAACGCGGAGTCCGGGACAACGCCGGTTCAGTACCTGGCCACAGACGACGACCCCGGCAGCCCCACGTACTGGGACGGCCCCTACGGCAAGCGGCCCGCGTTCTATAGCAGCAGCACGCTCACCACCGTCTTGGCCTGCACCAACGCGGCCCGGCTCAAGCTCGTCGCGACACGAGCACCGAACGCCACAGGCGACTTCAGCTCGCTCCCCAACCCCGCCCTGGAGCCCGGCGACGTACTGCGCGTCGTACACCCGGACGAGTCGAAGGAGCTGCACCAGGTGCAGAGCTTCACCGTGCCATTGACTCCCGGCGGCGACTTCCCGATCGGCACCATCTCGGCGAAGGAGGACGGGTGAGCTCATCCCAAGTGCGCGCGGTCGCCGATGAGATGGGCCGGCAGGTCGAGCAGGTCGGCGCTTCCACTCCCGCTGTGCGCGGTGCGGACTGGCGGCCCGCCACGGTGGCCACGGTCAACGACGCAGCGGGCACGGTCGTGACGACGGACGGCGTCACTGCGCGCCGTATCGACTCCTACCAGCTTCCCGCCGTCGGCGACTTGATCGTCCTCACGCAGTCCGGGGGAGGGGCTTGGATCGCGGACCGGCAGGCGCCGGCTTCCGGGAACGGCTGGCAGTTCCCCTCCTTCGCCAGCCCGTGGGGCAACTACGCGGCGGGCGGCAACTACCAGGTGTGCCGCTACCGGGCCGCGAACGGCGAACTCATCATCGAGGGCCTGGCCGCGACGACGGCCTCTGTGACTGGCACTTCCACGGTCTTCACTCTGCCCGCCGCGTACCGGCCCGCGAAGGCTTACGTCTTCGCTTCGGTTACGACCGCGGGCGCCTCGCGGCAGCTGAACGTGTTCGACACCGGGCTCGTTCAGTTCACCAGTTTGCCTGCGGGGACGGTGGCCTACGCGTCGCTCAACTGCCGGCTCTCACTCATCTAGGAGGGGCGCGTGCCCACAGAGGACAGCTACGGCCAGGGCGTTGACATCGCGGCCCTGACGGACGTACCGGACGCGAAAACGCTGGCGGCGGGGATCGTCGACACGCTCACCGAGCGCTCCATCATGCGGTACGCGTCGGCGTCCGCGCGCGCGGCGGCCATCGGCGCCCCGGCCGAGGGCATGGTGACGTCGCTCGCGGACACGGACCGTCTGTACCGCTACAACGGGACGTCGTGGGTACCGGTCGCCCCGGTCACGCAGATCGGCTCGGTCAACGTCTCGTTCACCAGCCAGACTTCACGGACGCAGACCATCAACTTCCCGACCGCCTTCTCGACGACCCCGGTTGTCACCACGAACATCGCGCTGGGCGGCGGCGAAACGACCCGCTGGGCCTCCCGCGCCATCACCGTCACGGCCAGCAGTTTCGTCCTGTTCCTGTTCCACACCGACGCCAACGACGCGGCCGACACATGGGCCAGCGTCCTCGTGCAGTGGCAGGCGGTGGCGGCATGATCCTCAACCTCGACGGACTGACACTCACCGGCCTCGCGGCCACCGACGAGACCACGGTCACAACCCTGCCGATCGCGACGACCGCGTACTCCAACCGCACCGTGCTGCGGGTACCGATCCTCGTCGCGGCGGGCGATGTCCTCGACATCACCGCGCAGATGCAGATCACCAACGACACCGGCAAGGTGATCGGCACCGGCCTGCACCTGCTGGTGTACGACGTCGACATCGTCCCCGTCATCCCCGTGGCCGACCGGCCGTGGACGGAAATCGCACCGCTGACGGCCGACAACTGCCCGCCCGACCGGCACCACATGCCGCTCGCCACCAGCGCCATCTGGCCCGTACCCGCCGACTGGCCGGCCGACCACCGGGCGATGGTCGTCCTCCAGGCCGCCGCCTTCCGCAGCAGCACACCGGGCGGTGAGACCGTGCGCGTAGATCAGGGCTACGACCTGCTGACCGTCCGCCGGTACACGCCCACCACCTGACCCACCCCGTACCCCGAGCCCCGAGCCTCTTGGCCGGGGCTTCTCTCATGCCCTGAGGAGGGCTCATGCCTGATCTCTGGATGCCGGGTGCGTCCCGGCTGGACGTGGGCGACCACGCCCCGACCGACGGCGGCCCGGCGAAGGCCATCGCCCACATCACGTGGGACCGCAACGGCATCGCCGCGAAGCCCGCCGCCCTGGTGCCTTACGAGAACCTGCGCACGTACTTCGGGAAGAACCCGTCCGGCCGGGCGGCGGCCCCGCACATTCTGTGGGACCCGTTCACGGGCAGGGTCACCCAGTTCGTTCCGGCAAGCTCCCGCTCGAAGTCCCTCGCCGACAAGCCGGGTGGGACGCGCACGAACCGCGCGGGCAAGGTCGTGATCCAGGTCGAGGCCCTGTTCTTCCCGTACTGCAAGGTCGACGGGAAGGTGTACGCGAAGCTCACCGACACCCCGTGCAAGGGGTGGGCCGAGCTGAACGCGTGGATCCGTTCGTGGGGTGTGCCGGACGCGTGGCCGAACGGGACGCCGACGTCGAAGTCCAACCGCAACTCCGCGAACTGGGCATCCAAGGCGGGCTGGTACGCGCACGCGGACGTCCCGGAGAACGACCACAACGACCCGCTCACGTGGCCCGCATTCGCCGCGCCGAAGCCTGGCACTCCTGCACCGAAGCCCCCCGCGGCGAAGTACGAGCCGTTCCCCGGAGCGAGCTTCTTCCTGAACGGGTCCCGGCCCGCGCTCGGCAAGCGGTCGCCCATCTTCACCGCGATGGGCAAGCGGCTCGTCGCGGTCGGCTGCGGCCGGTACAAGGTCGGCCCCGGCCCCGAGCTGGGCCAGGCCGACGTCGACTCCTACGAGGCGTGGCAGCGGAAGCAGGGCTACACCGGCGCCGCCGCCAAGTGGCCCCCGGGCCGCACCACCTGGGACGCGCTCAAAGTCCCCAACGTCTGACCCGACCATGACGTGCGTAACGCACGTCATGGCCCCCGACCTGCGCGTTTCGGGGCGCTCCGAAGCCGCACCCACCAGCAGAAACGAGACCGCCATGTCCGACTTCCCTCTCCTGCCCGACGCCGAGACCGTCGTGAAGACCGCCACCACCTACGCGCGTGACCTCGCCGAGCGCACCCTCGCCACCGCCGTCGTCGCCGCCGGTGGTGTCGCCATCGCAGCCGGGCCCGCCGACATGTTCCACGCCTCCTTCTGGGAGACCATGGCCGCCGCCGGGATCGCCGCCGGCGGAACGCTCCTCAAGGGCATGGTCGCCCGCGCCTTCGGGAGCAAGAACAGCGCGTCCCTCTCCAAGGGCGTCTAAGTGAGGTGCCGGGCGGTGCGGCGGCTTCAGGCGACGCTCGGCCGCCGCGGCACCTTCCTGCTCATCATCGGCGTCGGCAAGACCTGCTGGGGGATCAGCTTCCTCGTGAACCCGCCCCGGCCGGACGGTCTGCAACTCCTCACCAGAGTCTGCTCCCTGCACCACTGGTCGTGGCTGTGGATCGGCGCCGGCCTCATCACCGCCGGATCCGCGTTCCTGCGGGTTGGCCGCGACGGCTACGGCTTCCTCGCGGCCCTCGCACCCCCCGTGGTGTGGGCAACCGCCTACCTCGCAGCTGCCGTCAGCGGCGAATACTCGCGCGGCGCGTTCGTCGCACTCTGGTACCTCACCTCGCACGTCGGGGTCATTCTGTGGGCGGCGACGGTGCCCGAGCATTCGGTCCCCCCAGCTCCGCGGCGCCGGAAAGGTAAGGGCCCGTGACTATCTGGGCTGCGCTGGTGGCCGTGTTCGGGACCATCGGCATGATCCTGGCTGGACTGTTCGCCGCACGCGCGACGAAGGCCGCGGCGTCGGCCACGGCGGAGGCCACGCGTGCCGCCGCACAGGCACAGGCCGAACCGGAGCAACGCCGGGTCGACCTGGAGGCGTTCAAGGAGATTCGCGACGAGATGGGCCGGCAGGTGGGGGAACTGCGCGCGGAGACGACGCGGTTGCGGTCGATCGTGCGGGCGTTCGCCGGGTATGTGGGCGAGCTGACCATGCAGATGCGCGACCGCGGCGTGACGCCGGCTGAGCCGCCGGTTCTGGTGGATGAGTACAACCGAACTGGAGTGTGACCGTGGAGGACGACCAGCGCCCGCATGTGCCGCGCGTGGATGAGGCGGCGGCAGATCTGGGGACGATGG